TTTTAAAAGCCATACTGTCATTACTATGGTCATATTCAATCATGCCTCTATAGGCTTGATCTCCACTTGTACCATCAGCAAAAACTATTGAACCTTGATTACTAGAGCCAGTAAAAATAGTCATTCCACCATTACTACTGCCATCACCTACAACTATGTCACCTCTACCATTTAGGTGATTAAATGCTGTAGACGTATTAATCATTAACCCTGCATCATCAAGTCTCATACGTTCTGAGTTGCCTGTGTTAAATATATGAGTATTTGAACTTACATTGTACATTGTGTTCTGAGAAGAATCTAAAAGTACAATACTGTTCCCACTACCTGATTGATGATAAACGATATTGTTTGTATCTCTTAATGCAATACTTGGATTTCCTGCAGATGGTAAAGCAACTGTTGTTAATTTAATATCATCAAAAGTAGAGCTACCAGTAACAGTTAGATTGCCAGTAACATCTAATGTGCCACTGATATCAGCATCAGTAAGTATCTTGGATATGTCTTTTGCTCTAGTCATTATGCACTCTCCAATGCTGTAACTCTGCTAATCAAATCAGCAATCTGTGTTGCTTGTGTTTTGTTTTCTGTTTCTAATGCTGTTACTTGTGCTGATAATTCTTGGATTGCTTTAATACAAAGTGAAACCATATTTCCATAAGCAAGAGCATCAGGTTCATTATCTGTGTTGTATTGCACAAACTCTGTTAAACCTGCATCATGTACTTCTTCTGCTATTAGACCACCAAATATTTTGTCACCATCATTATTACCTTTAAATGTAACTGACCTTAATTGTAATAATTCTGTCAATCCATGTGTGGCATCATTAATAGTATTTTTAAAACGTCTAGATGAGGTTGAACGTCTGAATAATCCATCACTAGTCCTTATATTAAGATTTGCACCATCAGAAGTTGTGTCAGCAATCGGAAACACTAATTGACCACTACTTGTTATTGTCATGCGTGATGAACCAGCAGTATAAAAAATCAGAGAATCATTACTACCATGAGAATATTCAATAGCACCTCTAAATGGAGAAGATGTATTATCAGAAAATTGTATTCTTCCACTATTACCAGTACCAGAAACAATGGTCATACCATTTTCACCTGACGTTGTGCCAATTACTAAATTGTCAGTAAGAGAGCCAAAATCAGAAGGGTTACTATTTCCAATACCAACATTGCCTGTGCTACCTTCAACAAAAAACGCATTAGCATTGTTATCTGATTCAATACGAAAATCTAAGTCCAAACTATCTCCATTGAGAACAGTTTCTGTTGAACTTAGTTTCATTACTTGTGCTGAAGCACCATTTCTCATCATATTTAAAATTATTTGACCATCTTCTGTACCATCTGTAACATCTTCATTTCTAAAAATAATTTCACCTAGTGTAACATCTTCTCCAACACTATTTTTTGCTAAACCTCTAATAGTTCCACACAAATCATTATCACTCGGACTTGCAGAGTTTCTTACTAAATCAAGCATTGCTCCTCTACTTGCATCTGCATCTGTAGATATTATAGTAAGTTGAGGGTTGTTATCAGCAGTAGTAATTGTCATACCAGTACTTGATGTTATCGCACCATCAACTTGTAGAGTAGATGCCATATCCACAGCACCATCTATATCCACAGCATCAAGATTAGTTGTTCCGTCTACATCAATGTCACCAGATATATCTAATGATCCAAATGTACCTACACCAGTAGTTGTAATCGTAGATGAGCCAGTATCAATGTTACCAAATCCACTGGTGATTGATCCAGAGTTTAATGCACCAGTAGATACAATGTTTGCCACTGCAAACGTACCAAATGCCACTATGTCTACTTCGTCACCATCAGCCAAAGCACCACTTTCAAAAGTAACTGTATCTCCACTTGTAACAGTAACGTCTGCTGTAGACATACGAACACCATTGACATATACGTCAATAAACCCAGCATCATAGGCTAGTGTATTACCAGCAGCATCACTACCAGTTACACTTGTTGGTGTGCCTGATATATTATAGTGAAACCTGGCTGAAGTACCATTGACAGTAGAACCAGCTGCTGCCCAACCACTTGACTTATAAACTTTTAGTTCGTTTGCTGTTGTATCAAAGTATAGATCACCAACATCTAAAGAACTAGACGGAGCAGAACTTGCTACTCTGTATCTGTCTGCAAAACTATTAACACCTGATATATTTGAAGCTACTGTATTTACGTTTGTAACAGCACCAGCCACTGTGTTTATATTAGTAGCATTGCTTACTGCTGAATTTATATTAGAAGAATTACCAGCTACTGAAGTTACATTACTACTTATTCCAGCTACTGTAGTCACATTCGAGGATATTCCAGCAACAGTTGTTACATTGGATGAAATACCAGCTACTGTATCTATATTTGTTATATTTGAATTTGCTGTATTTATGTTGCTTATTGATCCAGCTACTGTATTTACATTACTGATAGCACCAGCAACAGTGTTTACGTTTGTTTGATTTGTTGATGTAAGTGTTAATTGTCTCCATTGAGTATTGGTTAAATCATACACTTTCATAATATCGTTTGTGGTATCAAAATATAATGCACCATCTATAAGTGCATTACCATCATTGTCTACTGACGGATCACTAGATTTAGCACCTAAAAATCTATCATCAAAAGTATCTAGGGCAGCTTCTGCTGCTGCTTGTGCTGTTTGTGCTGCTGTTGCAGAACTTGCTGCATTTGTTGCTTGAGTAGATGCTGTACTTGCACTTGTGCTTGCATTTGATGCCTGAGTAGATGCCGTACTTGCACTACTAGCTGCTGCCGTTGCTGAAGATGCAGCAGCAGTGGCTTTTGTTGTTGCAGTCGTTGCAGATGATGCTGCTGACACTGCATCCACTAATAATGAAAAATGGTCTGTATCTGTTAGTGCATCTCCAACAACAGAAGCTGCTACACATATATAAACATTGTTAAGTTCAGCAGTAGTGGTTGATTTAATTATATCTCTTTCTACATATGCTGCTGTTGTAACTGTTGCATCTGTGCCCTTAAAAGTACCTAGCTCTTGTGTAACAGATAACTCTCCTGAACTATCAAATGCAAGGACCTTACTAGCTCTATCTGTTGCACCTACTGTAAATTCAGTAGATGTCATAGTATTAGTTCGTGATAGTTTTAAACTTCTATCTACTTCTTCTTGTTGCTGCTGTGCAATAAATGTAAGCCTATCTAGTGCATCTTCATGGCTTTCTGCTGGAAATGGATCGTTGGCTGTGTAGTCTGTAGACTGTGTTTGTGCCATGTTACGTCTAATAACAACAGTAACACCACTAGCAGGAGCCGTACCAAACACAACATTACCACCACTTGCATTACCTGCATTTGTAACTGTATAGTTTGTTGTAAGTGATTGTACTGTTTCTGCACCAGTAGATGCTCTCAGTATTACAGTTAAGTCAGCATCTGCAAATATCTTAAAGCCATAGGCAAATGTTGTGGTACTGCCGTTGCCACTATAGCTATTTCTTGTTGTGGTGCTACTAACTGTCATAATAACTCTCCAATAGCAGAAAATGGGTTACAAGTCCACTTTCTAGTTAATAATATCTTTTTTTGTAAATTAATCAAATTAAAACCTTTGTGCATATTGTGATGGTGGAAAATAATATTCTTGGTCGTAATCTTTTTTTAATCTTTTTTCTGTCCTTCTAAGATAACCAGGGTCCATAGATTCCATCAAGCCATGAAGAACCATATAATCTGCTGCTGCCCTTGTATAAAACAAGTTAGCATAAGGTGTGTTTCTAATTGCAAATTTTACTGCATCTTTTGTGGGAACATCACCTCTAACTAATTTTGCAAACATTGTAGCAACATCATCAGCAGAACCAAAAGCAGGACCAGCTACAGTCTTTGTAAATGATTGACCATATCTATTAAATTCACCAAACATAAAATCACCAAATATACCCATACCACCACCCTGTATCATAGATGCTGTAATAACTTTTGCTGATTTCATATAGTCATCTGTAAATATTGTTTTTGGCTCCTTGCCCTTTAATATGTCTTTTGCTGACATTGCCACATATCCCATAGCACTCATACCTGTTATCATCTTCATAGTGCCTGTAAATCCACTTGTATGATATTGCCTATTTAATCCTTTGGTAATCATGGTTATTGGAAATCCTTTTAACATCATAACCATTCTTATAGCTTCTCCAGCTACAGTGCCTTTTGGCAAACCTAAATTCATTATAGCTCTTTCTTTAGCACCAGGAGTAGGGATGGCTGTATCTGCACCATCTGTATAAACTGAACCAATTTTTGTTCTTAATTCGTCTCTAGCTCTTGCTCTCATTGCATCAGAAATTTCTAAGCTGCCTGTTTTTTGACGTATATAGGGATCTAATGTTTTTACTGGTATATCATCAGCTAAATCAGGAAATAAATATTCTCTGCCATCTTTAGCTTTCATATCTACATCTTTAAATAATTTTATCTCTTGCTCATCAATATCGTATCTTTTTAAAAGTGCTTTAAATTGACCATCTACATTATTCCATGATTTTTTTACAGAAGCTGCACCATCAAATGCTAATATTCTTGCAACGCCAACTTTCTGTGCATGATTCCAATACCTCATACCATTTAATTTAAAAAACAAGGCGTGCATTTTAGATATAAAACCTGGACCAAAATCTTCAGGACCATGCCTAGATAATACGTTACCTGTCATGCCCTCTGCACCAACTAATAATCTTATAGCTAATTCTTTGCGTTCAGGTCCTTTAAAACCTTCAAACACATCTGCCATACCTCTGCCTAAATTGTTAAAAAAACCTCTTTCAGTATTAGATGCTAAGAAGGCTGCTTTGGATGCAACATCAGTTATAGACGAAACAGTAGCTGATCCTAATAACGCCATCTCTTGTATCATTCTGTAACCAGAAGCCACACTAGCAAAGTCTGCTCCAAAAAACTTGCCTTCACTAATACCAACTGCATTTAAACTATTGTCTAACTGCGAAAACTCCCTTATTACAGCCTTACTTTGTCCTTTTGCTTTACGAGCCAATTTAGGATTTTTCTTTGCCTGTAAGGAAATATCCTCTAAGATTCTGTCTATCATCATTCTAGGATTTGTGCCTAGATTTTCCATTAGAGCTATAGATCTGCCATCATGTGTTAAGCCGTCAATAATAGTCTCAAAAAGATTACGCCTGTTATAATTTTGTGAATATTTAAATGCTGCTTCACCATCTTTGAAATGCAAAACCCTAGACTGACTAAGGCTTTTTGCTAAGTTTGATTGACCTTTAAAAGCTGTTATAGGATCTTTTTTCCCATCAATAGTATATTCACCATCATTTTTTTTGTGTATTCCAGAAACTAAACTTTCGTAAACATCTCTTAAAAATTCTTCTTCTGCATTTTTACCATCTTTGCGTAATGGCACATCCTTAAAAGTGCTGTCATCTAGCAAAGGTCTAATATCATTTAACCATTTTTCAAAACCTGCATCACTCATCAATTTTCCATCATGTGCTTGTCTAGTTATATAGTTTTCTAATCTTCCTATATAAGCACCTGCTCTGTTTTTCCTTCCCAATGAATAATCTTGAACCCTTCTTATTACCTTTGCTATCTTTAAAGCATCCTGATTTACATTAGGCTCTTGCCCTTCTCTTGGATGCAAAGCTATATGCACATCTCTATCATGCACCCCTTTTATTGCAGATTCAGTCAACCCTTCTTTTTCCAAACCAGCTAACAAATGTTGTTGCAAATCAGCAATAACAGTCCTGCTTTGTGCATCTACACTCAACATATCGTGTCTTTTAGCACTGCCAACTAATATACCTCTTAGTATTTCATATGGGTTTTCAGAAGTTCTAATTTTATTAATTAATTTAGCGTGAATTGTTGCGTTTCTTAAAGCATTGTTTCTTCTTCTTGCTGCAATTATTTTAGCATTTTTAGTCATTTCTATTGCTTCTTTAAGCAACATATCTAAATCAGACTGACTTTTAATATTTTTGTTTTTTCTTTTAGCAATGCTTTCTAAATTATCTAATATAGTATTAGCTTCTTTAGAAGTGACATCTATGCCTTCTGCTTTCGCAGCTTCTAATACTTCATTTAAACATTTTCTTGCCATTACTTTACCTTACTAAACATCTAGCAGCAGCTTCAGCAGCACTGCCAAATGATGTTTCTGCACGTTCCACATCTTGATTTGCTATTTTAATTTCTTCTGCATCTGCTTCTGTTATCAAATCAGACTTTTGCAAATGACTTACTTCATTCAATAATTGTTGCTCCTCAATATCTAATTCTTTCAAATCTAAATCACGAGATGTTTTTTCAGGACCATCAAATAAAACAAATGCTTCAGGATCTATAGCTTCATCATATTCATTTTTAGCTGAATACTGTTCTTGCATTGCTAGATTAAAATCTTCTGTGCTCAATCCATCTTCTAAATCTGTCCTGCCTTTCATTTCCTCATAGTAAGCATTAAATTCATCATCCTGTCTTATAGAAGCCATAAAATCTTCATCACTAACACCTTTGTAGTTAATACCATTCTCATCAGCATATCTTCTTAATTCCTTTGCTTGCATAAATGTATCTATGGCATTTGTGTCATATTCACTGTATCTTTTGTTTCCTGATATATCATCTCTTAAAGCTGAAATAAAATCACTTTCTGTAGGCTCATCAACAAAATATCCAGCTTCAGTAGCATCTCTAGCTAAAACATCAATACTTTCTGCGTTATCTTTTTTAAAATTAAAAGAATATTTGTCTAATTCTTGGTCTAAATCTTTTATCATCCTATCTTGAGAATTTATTCCTTTTTCTTTTACCCAAGTGCTAAACCTTTTAGGTTCTTTTATTTTTGGACTAATAATGTCAGGAAACTTTACTCCTTTAGCTTTTATATCTAATTTAAATTCGTTATCTATATCATCTAATGTTCTTGTAACAGATTTTTCATCTGCAAAATTTACAATCTGTGGCTCATCATTGTTTGGGTCAAATTTTCTTTGAACAATATTACCATCAGCATCTAATATAGGATTCACCTCGACAGATTGACCTCTAACTTTTTGTGATATTGCTGTCCTAGCTGCCAACTCAACTGTTTCTTGTTTAGCTTTAAGCATCCTGTCAGATATTTTACCACCAACAGCGTGCAATCCACCACCTAATACACCACCAATAGTTACATTTAGAAAGCTATCTAATATTGTGTAATCTTTATCTTGCTCTGCTTCTGCTGTGCTAAGTATAATAGGCTCTACTAGGGCAGCACCAGCCATACCTTCACCTGCCCCAAAAGCCACTCTTTTACCAGTTTGACCTGATTTAAATAAACTTTCTTGTAAGAGCCTATTTTTTTTTATAGACTCACCAGCTTTTATAGCACGCCTTGCATTAACAAATGTTCTTATGGCAGCACCTGGTACAAAAGCAGATGCTATATTTAATGGATCTAACATACTTCCAACTAAAGAAACTCCGAATTTAGCAATACCCATTCCGACACCACCTTGAGCACGAGAGAATATTTGTTTTCTTTCTTGTCTCTGATCGTAACTTTCTGCTATTGCTTTGGCAGCACCTTCAGTCAAACCTTGCTCTGGATAAGACAAGCCATCTCTATAATGATCACTAGCAGACCATTCATCCTTGCCTAATTTGTTTCCTATCTTTTGCTGATGTTTTAAGACCATTTGCCTACTCAAAGAAACAAAAGGATTATAGTAAAATGTTTCTTCTAAAGTAGCACCTAGAACATCTAAGTTGTCTGAAACACTGTAGTTTAAGAACTGGTCTCTTGCTAACTTATCATCTTGTGCTTCTGGTAAATAGATACCTGTCATTACCTATTCAACCCCTTCTTTGTTTCTTAGTTTTAATTGCTTACTTCTTTTTTCTAATCTCTCTCTACTTCTTGTGATTATTTCTTCCTCTTTTTCAGCTTCTGTTTTTTCTGTTTCTGTAATTAAATCTGCAAATTTATATTCAACTCTACTGCCATCCGTTTTAAGAATCCTAGATCCACCAGCTTTAGCATTAACAAGATATACGCCATCTTCTTCTTCATTAGTAACCCATTGCAATCCACCACGAGCTTGTGTCATATAAGTATCAAATGTTGCACCTTTTGGTAAAATTATTTTACCCTTAAAAGTTTCTCTATTATCTATAATTCTATTTAAGGAAGCGTGAACAGTCGCTTGATCGCTTGATGAAACTATGTCATTTTTCATCCTATATGTGCCACCATTAATAGTTCTTATATCATAGCTTTGATTAATAATCTCCATTGCTGCATCTGCTGCATCATTATTTGATAAGCTTGGATCAGATGCTTTTAAATAATGTGCTGTCTTGGCTATGGCTAATTGCACTTTATCAATCGATCCACTTCTACCACCTCTTGCTAAAACACTGCCTGTAATTTCCTTACCTATGTGACTGCTTCTAAAATTGGCAAATTCAGAAGCAACTAACTGATTAATCTCCGATCTGTCAGTTTGAGTTGTGTTAGATTTAATTAACTTATCACCTTTTTTTGCAGCTATAAAAGTATTGTTTAAGCTAGACAAAGGATTAATCATTGTTAAATTTTCATGTGCTCCAAACAAACCACTTTTCATCATTTGTGCAACTAATATTTTTTTATTTGGATCATTCTCTACTACATTTTTTAAAAATGCAGATGCCTGCGTTGCTTCACTGGAGTCATATTCATTAAATATATTTTGTATTTCTTGAGTTGATTTAACTTTTAAATCTTTTTCTGCTATCCCCATTCTTCTTTGAGTAGCAAGTAAATCGCTTGCACTTAAATCTGCACCCTGCTTAGCCTTTATGTAACTTACAACGTCACCTTTTCTTGCTTCAATATTTTCTGCAAAACTTTTTTTCATACCCTGTAAAATAGCAAGTTCTTCTGCTGCATCTTCTGTTTTAGACGATCTCCATTTTTTTTCTTGTTCTAAAATAGCAGCTTGCATACTTGCAGGTGATTCCAACTCGTAAGGCTTTGTTCTTTGCACTATTCCTTTTGTGACTTCTAATTTAAATTTTTTGGGTGCAAATAACCTTTTACCATCAATCCCTAATTTATCATATCCTTCTTCTAAAGTTTTAATAAAATCATCTGCTTTGTCAGGGTCTTTCATAATAGAAGACTCGGTATCTAAATATGATTGTTCTAAATTAGCTGTAACACCAGTTCTCAAAAAGTTTATTCTATCTTGTATTTTTGCGTTAAATGTTTCTCTCTCACCTGCACTGTAACCTGCATACTTTTCATTTTTAGGATCAAGTATTTCTGATTTCATCTTTTGCAAATCATCTAATGATTTGTCTTCATCATTTATATCAATAAATAATCCACGCTTATCAGCTTCTTTCCTTGCTGCATCTGCTGTTTTGTATTTTACATATGGAGTGTAACCATTAGCTAAATCTAGCCTAGTTCTTTCGTTTATATCAGCTAATATCCTTTCACGCAAAATAGGATCTTTGGTAGCAACAAGGTCATCTATTTTAGAGTTCATGTAATCTTGAGAGTTTTGTGCTTTAATTTTTGTACCTTTTGTATGTGTTTCCTGTCTACCTAATTGCTTACCATTAGCTGCAATTATCTCTAGGTTATTGTCAAACTTTTGCTGAAAATCTTTTCGTAATTTGTATTTACCTCTTGCAATATTTAATTCAGTATTTTTAAATTGTTCAAATTTTTTGTCATACTCAGCAACACTTAAGCTGCCATTAGTTCTATTAAATTCTGCAATCTTTGATTTATATTCTAACCCAGCTTTTACGTTTGCATCATCTGCAACTGACTGTGCTTCTGCATCAAAAAAATCTGTAGCTATTCTATCTGCTTCTTTACCAAATGCTGCAAGCTGTTGACCAACACCAGTAAACGCACCTGATGTAGCTCTTGGACCTAAAGAAGCACCAGTTGTAATTCCTGTTGCACCAACTCCTTTGTTATATAATGGTATCTTCATTTAATCACCTACATTTATTCTTACGTTATATAACTTTTTTTACCAAGTCCTGTTCCACTAGAGCCACCACCACCAGCAGACATTTTTGCTGCATCTTCTCCTGCTTCTAGTAAAGTCATATATGCAGCAGTTTTGTATTGTTGTGACCTAGCACTAGCACTTGCTCTCGCCATAGCAGCTTCATTAATCTTAGATGCTTCTTCTATAGACCCAGCATAACGTATATTTATAGCATCCATCTCTGTGTTAAAAAATGTGTCTGCCAAAGATTGTAAAGCACTGCCTGACATTTGCACACCTGACTTGGCTACTGCAACTCTTTGCATCCCAACTAATCTGCCTGACTGTTTTCTTAAATTTTTTTCTTTTTGCCTAGTTGCACGCTGTATTAATACCTGTTCATTTTCAGCTACTTTAGCATTGTACTCGCCCATCTGCCTAGCAGCTTTAGCAGAAGCCATGTTTCCTTTATAACCGAGAACTGCTTTTAATATTGCCATTATACTACCCTTGCAAAACGATAATAGTCCGAACCATCAGGACCATACTTCTTCATTAAACCTTCATTTTCAAACCCTAGCCACTCTACATATCTTATAGCTTGCTTATCTTTAGTATGAACACTTGCTTGTATGCGTTTTAACTTAGCGTTATCTTGAACATGATCTAACAATATACTGGAGTATTTAGCTGCTGCAAAAGGTTTGTTATAGGCAATACTTGACATAATAAACCATGCTTCGCCTACATCTTTCCACAATCCATATACACCACCAATCATAAATACCTTACTTTCTAGCAATGCTGTGTATGCACTTATGCAACTTTCTTTCATCATAGCTGCTTTTGAGCTTTCTGGAAAATGAAAATTAGTTTCTATCATTTCCAAATCTTCTTTTTCAAATCTTTTAATACTAAGCATCAAATGTATTAGACCTTCTCATAATAGCTAATATTGTCATAGGCAATGGCTGTGTCTGCCTTATAACAATCTTTGCATCATTATCATACCCTGATGGGAAAGATATTTCTTTATCCCCAGTAAACAATGGTACAGCTTCATCCATATTCATACTACTATCTCTAAATGGCAATCTGTCAAGATTACTTGTATCAGGACCTAACTCTGCACCAACTGTCTGAAAGAACCTAGCCGTAACACCATGTATTCTCTTTATCTTGCCTTGTGAAATACCATCTTCTGCACCTGCTTCCATACGCAAGGTTTCTAGTGATGATGTATACCCATAACCAATGTGAACCTTTGACGCACTTCTATCTAATGTGACTGCACCACCACTGACTGTTTTATCTGCGTGTGCAGACCCATCAGCTAAAATGGTCACTGTCACACCCTCAAGATGATTTAAGCCTGTAATAGACGTTGTGGCACTTCCACTGTATGTTAATCCACTATCTACAAAGAAAGCATCTTCTACATCATCATTGAAATATAATGACTTGAGAAAAACTATATGTCTTACAGTCGCACTGTTAATTGTTCTTTTTACACTTAGATAAACCTGATCTTCTGCACCACTAGGTATAGCTGTAATACTTTCTACTATGCCACTGCCACCTAAACTGTGCTCATGCCAACCCACTGTAGCGTTAGCTCTGTCATAAGTTAATCCAATAAGTCTGCCATCACTGTGAACAAACCATAATAATAACTCAGGCTCTTGTTGCCAAACCATGTCAGTTAAGCCACCTCTAGCCAAATGATCTGCCAATACAGTTAAATCAACACCTAACAATCCATCTGTATCTAAATCAAAAGTTATTTCTTTTACTTTTTCTGCACCCTTTTGTATTAGTATTGTACTGTTACCTGCTCTCAATGGCTTTACTGTACCTGTGCCAAACGTAGTTTCTCTAAGAACATTTACATTTGTAGGTGTAACTGGCTCTGATCCTGCACCACCTGACAGTGTAAACTCAGCACTTGTAGTTAATAATTGCAAGAATCTAGCTGGTAATAAGTGCTTTATCACGTTTACTTGGTCTGATGCTATCGTTACATTTATGGCTGCATCATCTTCTGTTCCAGGTGTGTGGTTTTCAAAATCAGCAGAAACACTACCAAAGATAGTCTGTGGCTGACTTGTAGTTCCAGCAAAGTATAATCGTTCTTCATAGAAACCTATTGCTCTTGGGAACCCAGTAGTCGCACTAAAACTACCTAGTGACCATTTTGTAGTCGCATTACTTGAACCAACAACTTGTGCTGGTAAAACCGATATACCACCATCATCTGTTTGAACTGATGCTGTAACTGTTGTTGCATTAGTAAATGCAGTAACCTTTACATACCCTGTATCATCATGCCTGTATTCCCAATTCAAACTGCCATATGTTTCTGTACCTGATGTGTGTACTGGTGGCGTGTTACCTGATGTCTGCGTAGACCCAGTTGTATGTTTGTAGACATGACCATTAAACCTAACAAAAACATCATTGGCATAACTTGTACTAGCTGCCCATTCATCATAGGTTATCTCTAATACTTCACGAAACCTTATTAATCTACCAACATCTGTGCTTGCAAATAAATCAGCACTTGCTGTAATCGTTACAGAACCATTGTCTGCCGAAGCATACAAAGTAGTTGTCGTTATGTTTTCATCAAGGTAAGGACCATCAGTAAAATCAATATCTGTCAATGTCCATGATGTATGACTTGTTCTTGTTAACTTTGCAGGTTGATGACTATTATGTGCAAGAAACAAAACATCTGCTGATTGTGCAAAGTTAATGCTGGATAACTGGCTTGTTGTGTAAGTGCTTGTTATCTCTACTATTTTACCAACTGTTCCTGCACTTCCGTAAGTTGTAAACCCTGTGCTATTAACACCACTTAACTGAAATGTATTAGTTGTTTTTCCTGCAACTGTAAACTCCCTGTTGTTTACCTCTGTCATACCAACAACACCAGTAATAAACACTCTGTCACCATTATTCAAACCATGTGAATTAGATGTCACCACTGCTGGGTTTGCTTTTGTTATTGCAGATATTGCTGTAGTAGCTTCTGTAACTAAGCCACCATCTTTAAATACTCGTATGTAGTTATTACCAAACTCTAATACATAGGCTTGTGTATCGCTAAACTCAAAGTTAATTAATCTTACCTGACCACCATCTTTTGTGGTTCCTGCGTAAAATGTTCCAGGTCTGCGTGTTGTACCTCCCTGTGGAAATACAATCATATTATTTAAATCTTTTACAGCTTCATTATATTTCTGTAAATCAATCCTACCTTCTAATCGTGGAGATATCTCACCTGCTCTGAAATTGGTGATAATAGACGATACTCTAGCCATATTAGAACCTTGCGTTAGTGTAAGTATCTGCCTGTAATTGCTCTGGATAACCCTCTAGTGCATCCATACTTCTAGCTTCACTTAGCCTTGCTTGATATAAAGAATACATAGATTGAGCTAAAGCATTACTACCAGTGATTGCATAAGCCGTTTCTGATGCAAGTCTGTGTGCAATCGTACTACTAAGCAAAGGATCAAACTGTTCTGTGTCTGTAACTCTACTTATATAAATAATAGAACAACTACCCTCATTCGATAATACCTTTCTACCCTCTATCTTAAACATCACATTACTATCATAAGCTGCAATGTCATTATTTACGTTAGAGTTCCAAAATGATACAACCCTTAAACAATAAGGATCTGTTGGTAATGTAAATTGACTGGAGAATCCAAATGCAGGTGCGTCACTGTCTTTCGCTAACTCTGCTCTTGTTATAGCTACATTCCAAGTATGTGCTCTTAGAACAGCATCTCTTACTGTTTCAAATCTTCTGTTACAAAGTCGTGCTTCTTTAGAGTTTTCTGTCAATGCAGTAATAGTTGCTGCACCAAGTAAATCCATAGCTTCATTACAAATGTCTACTACTGACGGCATATTAAACTCCTAAAGGTAAGGAGCAGATTAACTGCTCCCTACATTTTTTTTAGTTAACAACATAGTGTATGATAAATGACATATCACCTGCTGTACCACCTGTTGCATTAAAAGTCGCTGCAACGTAGTAGTAACCACCTGGATCAACTGAAGCACCAGCATTTTCCCATAACTGAGTACCAATAGTATTTATATTGGCTGCTTCTGTTCTGAGATCTGCAACTGCTGTAGTTCCATCAGCAACTGCACTAGCATATAGATCTTCGTCTACAACTGTTCCATTTGTCTGATATAGACCCACATTAAATGTGCAAGAACCACCAAGGGCATCTGCTGCAACACTTAAAGCTGTGATTGATGCGTTACTAGGAATTGGTGCAAGCATAACAATATCATTGTCTGTACTATCACCAGCAGCTAGTGCGACTGTACCCTGAGCAACACGCAAAACGCCATGTAGCTCGTGAGCATTACTTGCAACTTGAGGAGTAGCTTCAAAGTTTGCTACAAGAGTTGTGTTTTTAGTAGTCATTGTTCACTCTCCCTTAAGCTGATTCATCACAATCGATTTGCACAATCTTGGATTCTTCCATGCGTGTGGCTCCAACACTCATGCAATAATAAACCTGAGTAGCATAACCTTTGTCTGCTCTCTCGTCTATTCTTGCTGATACGTCTTTACCTATGCCTAGAGCAATCCCATCCTCTGCCCATGCGAAACATGAACGGATGTTTGATGCAAGCGATAGTCTGTTTGTTACAATAAATTTGAAACCCATGAATGTATCTACTTCACCCTGAACAAGAGCCTTGACTGTATTAAAGTCAGAACTTGTCACTGATGTAGTATTTAACAGAGCTTCAATCTGATTAGGACCAACTGCAATATATCTTGGTATTGATGGGTCAACGTCAGCTAAATCTAAAATCTTTTTAGCTTGAATTAACTTAGCAACAGACATATCTGCACTACCATTTGCAATCTGATTAGCAGCAGCAAAAGATGTAGAGGTTGAACCTGTTTCGCCTGTAAAAGCTGTTCCAAGTGCAGCAGAAATGATAACATCATCCATTGCTCTACCCATTGCAGCAGCAGCAGCCATTGCATAAGAAGATGTTGGATCGATTAACATTCTGACTTTATCTTGGTCATCAATTAAATCGGCATACTCATAATCAGCTAAACTCACTCTACGCCTTGCGTGTGGTGTGTCTATCTGTGGAGTGTCGGCATGACGGCTGGTACGCAACTGTGCAGTAGCAACGCCTACCTGATCGAAAAAAGCATTTTTCCCTGTAATATTCTCTACACGAACTGTGTCTCTAAGACGGCTTCCCATCTGTTGAGATAACATCTGCACGTTAGCAGAATACTGTTGGACAAATGCTGTAGTTACTGTGGCTGACATTTAAGTCTCCTTCGTAAAAGTTACATTTGATTTATTTACAGTGTGCTACCCTTTACGGACACTCCTAGAATTTTTAGCCGACTTTAGGCTATCGTCTATCCGATTGTCTTGAGGACTCGTTGCCGAGCTACCCTTCATAACCCATTCGTAATATATATCAGCAAGTTTCTCTGGATGCAACAAATCTCTTTGTGTACCAAATTCAACTGCAAGCCGTAAACATTCCAAACGAATCTCTTGGTCAGGTGTCAATTCATGCTCCATGAATATACCCCATCAATTCCTGCATACGTTCTACTGCACGTTGCCTTCCTATAGGATCTTTTCTATTCCAATAGGCGTGTGTCTTATCATTCATAATACCATCAACTTCTTGTTGTGCCATTTGTGGTGTATAAGCTCTGTTAATAGCATTATCAGATACAGTATCTTCGCTTGTTACGGTAGATTTAAAATCTCCCATAGCAGCAAAAGCCTTGATAAAAGCTGGATGATTACCAATTAATGTTCCATCTTCTAGCTTCATCTGTAATAATTCTGGACCTGCAAACTGATCTACAATTTCTTTTGCAGCCGTTACCTTTTGCTCAAAGGCTTGACCCCACTCTCTTTGTAGTTCTGCTGTTGTTTGCTCTGCCTGTTCTTCTGCTTGTTGCACCAATCCTTCACTTGTTTGTTGAACTGTACTCTTATAATAATCCAATACGCCTTGTGCTTGCTGTGGTGTAAGTCTTAGATTATGTGCAATGTCTGCATATTGTGTAGCTAATTCTTCAGTTATAACATTCCCATCAACAGGTAACTCATATCCCTGTGGTGTTTCTGGTCTGCCCAACTTACTATAAATGTTATCTAAATCTTCTTCTGTAGGATTTTTTGGCAACGGAACCTTATCGCTACCTATCAATCTCTGTGCATTTACATAACTCCTAGCTAAATTACCAACATCTTTTATTGGTGATAGACTAGGGTGCTCCCTTAATTCTTCTGGTATCATTTCCATGAAACTGTTACCAGACCCACCTTGTGCAACCTCGGCTGGTGTTTCCAACGCTGTAGGCTGTACTGGTTCGGCTACCTGTTCAGCAACTTGTTCTGACATATCTACTCCTCTTTCATCATGTTATATATGTGTAGTATTACTGCCCTTTTACCTTCTTCAAAGGCTGTAGCATTGGCATCACCAGCTACATAACTTGAAGCACGCCAGTTACAGCGTATCTCCAAATCACTTAACACCTTTTTACCAGCATTATCCCCAAACGTATCTTTATACATAACTCTGAGTTGTGCCATCTGGTCATTCATTTGCACCAACCATTCTTACTGCTTGTGCTGCCTGACCAACTGTAGCTACATCCTCTTGCTCCATTTGTCTTTCCATCTGCTCTTGCTGCATCATTGCACGCTGTTCTCTTTCTTCATCAATGGCTGACTGTGGCTTCAAGACTTTCTTTGGAACACCCAGTGCATCAGTTAGATAGTTAACCAGTCCATCAGGGTCAATGTGATCTCCAACTGGTAGCTGTTGTGACAATGGCATTAGTATTTCTAAGGCTCTCATCACACCATTAACAGAGCTAGACTTTTGTGCCCTCGCAAGTGGTGATACATACTCAATATCAATATCCAATCCTTGTAAAACCTCTGGTGGTACGGCAAGCATATCTGCACGCAACATCAAAGCAAACGCCCTATCAATTAAAGGTCTTAGCATTTCGTTCATCAATCTACCAAGCACAGGACCTATAACTCTCATTCTTTCTTCTTGTCTTTGTATAACTTCTGTCGCTGTCATATTAGGCGTACTACCACTTAGTAATTGGTCAACGAAGAAAGCAGAACGAATTGCCATCCTTCGTTGTTCTTCCATGTTCAATCCAATAGGTATATTAGCACCAGTTTGTAGTGGTGTTATTGTATCTCTTGAGCCTGATCTGTAAAAGTTTAGACCTCCAGGCTGGGTTCGAATGGGGAGCAAGAACCCATCATCAGGCACTAATAGTGGAGGATCTATCATTTTTTGTGCTGCTTGTATGATTGTTTTAGACATCAAGTTAATCATCTTCACATCTGGCAATGCAACCATAGCTGGAGATCTACCCATCACTTCTCCTGTTGCCTTTAAGAAGCGTGGTACAACGTAAGGTAGTTCCTGAAAACCACTCTCTGCCAATATCATTTTTGTTTCCATGCAAATATACATAGATGCAAATGGCATATTCTTATTATCTCGTTTCGTTGGATCTCTTTCTTTTCTAGGCATCACAACATGAAGTATCTCTACATTCTCATCAGGCTTCTTCTCAAATGTTCTTGCAATAAATGCACCTACATTATCAATGCCAAATCTTTGCACAGCTTGTCTTGCAGGTAACTCATACTTTCTAAATACAGTATCAACGATACCATATTGATCTTCTGTTACATAAAACTCTGATATATGCCTTGTACTAAAACGTAATGTCTTGTCATCCATCTCAACAAACATACACCCAGTACCAAATACAACTAGGTCAACATACATCTCATGCACTTCTGTTTCAAAGTTAGACATAGTAAAGGCACGCATCATTCTTTGCGAACTATCTTCTAACCATCTTTGGACTTCTTCATCCCTGCCCAATTCTTCATCTTTCATAGTCAAATGAAACCATGGCGTTGCACCAGATGTCAGCATACCATGTAAACTAGATGATAATAAATCTACTGCTTGTAAAGCTGTACCATCAAAGATAAGCTCCATTCTCTTTTCACCACGACTTCTTTTCTTAACTATGTCTGCCTTTCTTGGCAACATATAGTCAGCTAACTCCTGGTAATGATTATTCCAGTTATCTCTCTGACCTTCAACGTGTTGATAACGAGCAACTATATCTTTGACATTCATCATGGGTTTATCCTAACAAAGTTGGTGTACCACCTGTGCCACCCATACTTGTGGATGTTTCTCCTAACTGACCAGCAACAATCGTACTGCCACGCCCTCTACGTTTTTTTCTTTCCTGTGTTTCTGCTTCACCAGCCATAGCAGCAGCTTTTTCATAGTCAGCTTGTGCAGGTTCTTCTGGAACTGGTGGTGGTGGTGGAACATAAACTTTTGGTTTAAGGAATGACATTTATATCTCCTATGTTATTGCTTTTTTGCTTTTTGGTCGTGTAACTACGCCATAGCCTTCCATGATCGTACCCCCTTGACCTGACCTTTTACCTCTAGTGGCATACCTAGTTGTTATTGTTGACTCATCTTCAACAACTTCAGGTGTTATCTCTGGTGATTCTGCTGGTTGTTCAGGCTTTCTATAATCATTTTTATCAGTGCCAGTGACAGTCTCCTTGACTTCTCTTACAAGTTTCTTTACTGGTCTTTCCAAAGGCTCTACTATTTCTGCACCAACCTTTTCAACTACATTTATAGCTTTCTTTACTGGTTTTTCTAAAGGTTCGACTAAAGCCTTTTCAGCTTTTTGTAATGTTTTTTTTGTTGCCCTTGCTATTTTTTTTGGAGCACCACCCATGTCACTTTCCTTTCAATATATGCCAACCTAGTTTGTTGGTCTCTGGTCTAAACCAAAAGGCTTTCTTATAGCCAATACGCATAAACATTTTCTTTAAAACAAGAAAACCTATTCTTGTATAACCTTTTTTTGCAATAAAGTCTACTAGCCAAACATCACTGCCACCACCCTTATACCCATCAGCAGGAAAATACTTAGTGGCAACGTATTCATCTACCTGCTTCTCGCTTGGAAAACCCCATGTGGCAAACATCAATGGCTCCTGATAATCATTCCTAATAATCTTATACTGTCTAATCCCTAATGGTTTTTCAATATATTTCTGCAACATATCTTTATCCCAGTCTCTATGATGCTCACTATACTCAACCATATCCATAGCATCATGGTAATCCTGAGAATACATCATATCGTAAAAGGATTGTACTCATTCACTGCCACAGATTGTGGTGGTCTAGTCATCACAGTACGATTCTCCAACCCAATAGCTAAATACCTAAACGCATCAGCACTATGACTCGTAAAGTCATGGCGTGGCTGATCTCTAAATATCTTCTTTCTTTCATCCCACTCCTGCCTATATTGCCTTAACATCTCAAGACCCTCAGCACATTTATCCCTATCAAAGTAACATTTAGGTATCATCATCCTCGCAGCATTAATACCATCAGCAACTTTCATCTTCGGTATAACCCTAAAACGTATACCCAAACTAAATGCAGTCTCTAATCTCGATTTCCCACTACCCAGTTCTCGAACCTCAATATCATGTGGAGCAAGATGATCTCCCCAGTGATAATCTTTCTTTCGCAATACTTCAGCGTAATGGTCCAAGCCAACGCCACTATTCTCATAATAGTCAATAACATTAACAGCACCCCCTCTATATACCTGTGCAAACCAAATAGCAGTCGAATCATTAATACCTAAATCCCAAGCCGTATGTACTGGCAGTGCAGGATCGTATGGCACTCTCGTAATCTTTCCATTGTCATCTAAGTCAGCAAGTAACTTACCATAGTACGCACCAATAATCGCAGCCGTAAATGAACACTCATACTCCTGCTCATACTGCTCTGGTGTCATCTGCAACTGTGCAGCTTCTAACTCTGCATCTTTCACGAGCTTAGTCTCACTAGCCTTGGCAATCTTCCAGTACCATTGGTCAGAACCTTCTTCATCCTGCTCTCGTGCCTGTTGCAATATATCAAAAAAATGATTATGACCTGCTGGTGTACCCAAAAAGATGGCACTACCCTCTCTATCGGATAGGGCTGGTCTTACAACCTCCCCCCATACCCTAGGATTCTGCATCCCATACTCATCAAAGACACACAAATCCAAGTATATACCTCTCAACGCATCTGGATTCTCACCTGACAATAACATTATCCTACCATTATTAGGAAAGTCTGCCCTTAACTCAGTCTCGTTAAACGTAACACCTGGTATAACTCCAGCATAATACTTAACATAATCCCAACTAATCCTCTTAGCCTGTGTAAACGTAGGAGCCACTAACGCAACTCTTGGTCTTGGTAACTCACAAGTAAGCACATGTTTAATCATATGATTGACAGCAAATACAGTCTTACCAAATCGTCTGTGCATCACAAGCACATTCCATCTTTTCAACTTATTGTGCATCTCAGCCTGTAAGTCTCTAGGCTTATAGGGTATCTTAACTTGCATCCTCTGTACCAGTCTCCCAAACTATCTTCAATGAACCATCACTAATCTCAACGCCTGTTCTATTCTTAGCTTCACCAAACCTGTCTGGCAATACCTTCTGCACCTTCCATCTCACATGATGCCCATAGTCTCTCAATAAATTAGGGTCATAGTTCTTTCGCCCATGCAACGCATCACCATACATATCCTCTAGCTCCTCAAGTGCTTTCTCAGCAGCCTGTCTTTGTGCAGTCTTTACATTGCTGTCTAAATCAGCATCCTTGCTCATATAGCGATATAACGTAGCACGACTGACCTTTGCATCTGCACAAGCCTTTACCAAGCTGTGTCCGTCTGTAATGGATGATATGATGTGCTCTTGTTTTGCTTTGCTTATCATGTGTGCGTAGAACTACCTATTAACATATATAAAGTGGTGCACGTGCGTGTGGGGTGCATCGCCTGTGAAAAGCCCCCCCATGCGTTCCTTAATTATTGCGTGTGTGCGTGTGTGTGTTTATTCCTTTTTATTATTGTTTTTTGTGTTTCATTATTTGCCGTGTAAGATTGTATCAGCTATGCGTATATTGAAATGTAAATACTATCCCTCTTTTATATGCAATTAATAAACCATATTACTATTACAATCAATAATATTTTTACTGTTATAAATAATTGCTGTTAAAATTAATTTACTAAGTCATTGATTTTATTTGTTTCTTTTTTGTTGCATATAGAAATAATTTCTATATCATTGTATATATTAATAACTAGTAAAGGAAGTACAATGAAATATCAAACATTCTTATTAATAGCATTGTTTCAATTTATACTAATATTACCAATTAGCTTTTATCTAATGACTATTGGCTATGTTGGTCTATATTTTACATTACTAATGATTAGCAGTTTAATTGCTGTAATAGCTTTATACTATCCACTAATTAACATTAACGACTAGAAAGGGTAAGACATGACAATCAAACAAATGATAAACAAATCTAAATATGTTTACGGCTATGTATCAACAAGCAGTGATGATGGCTTATACATAAGACTACAAAAGACAGATGTTTTATTTATGTACAATAACAAATATTCTAAAGATAAATTTGACATAGATAAATTTGATTTAAGACAAGACAATCAAGGCAATACAAATCTTTACATTAATTAACTTAACAAAGGAAAAGACAATGAACAACATGATAAAAATAGAAAACATTGCAAATGAAGCACAAAAAAGAAATGACAGAGAATTTAAAGAAAACAAAAAGAATATAAACTTTTCTTTACGAGGTAATAACAAATATTATTATGCGAACCAATGCAGAAGATTTACAGAGCTTGTTACAATGCGTGGTTATCCATACATTGATAAAGAAGAAATCAAAAAAAATGGTATATCTTTTAATAAATATTCAATAAATGTTGGTTACTCACAATATAACAGAGACTTGAAAAGGTTTAACAGTACGCAAGAGATGCTTGGGTGGGTTGTTGGATATTGTGATGGTTTCGCAACAATCAAAAGAAACTTAAAATAATCTTGTTACTCTTGTTAGTCTGGTTTATCCAGACTAGCGAGAGCTACAAGGCTCAAACCTAGCAACAAAGAAAGGCTATAACATGACAAATAAACAAATACTTTTTTTACTGTTTAAAGATATGACAAAAAAACAAATATATAAATATAACTTAGATCATAATCTAGTTGGCATTAATAAACTTACAAAGCAACAGATAAACAGTTGGAGCAAATAACATGACAAGCATAATAAAAGGTTATTTAAAATTAATAGGCTTATTAATTGCATCAATATCAGCAATGTATTTTATATATTACTTGCTTTGGTTTTCATGCTTATTAAATGAATACTGCTATCAACAAAACTTTAACGTATAAATACAAAGAATTGTATAGGCTGGTTTTGTACCAGCTTATACATTAACAAGCCTGTAACAGGCTTAAAAAGGCACTAATGCCATAACTAGCAAAAGAGAAAGACAATAACATGACAAAAGAAACAATAAACATTGCACCTAATTGGAAAACAACAAGCGAAATTGTAATTATGGTTTTGCAAAACAAAAAGCTAGATGCAAAAGGATTGCAAAACGCTTTTGAAATGATAAGAGAAATGGGCACTAAGTTAGACTACGCCAACGAGGAGTTACAAAAACTACAATCAACAAACAACGAGGAGCAATAACATGGCAAGCTATGAACAAAAGAGAAAGAAAGTTTTAGAAACAGCAAATAAAGCAAGAAAGTCTTTATCAAAAGAGCAATTAGAAGCTATTGACCAAGCACATGAAACATTAAGAGATTGCTTACAGATGCTTTATGATTGTCAAGACTTGTATTTAAGTGACGTTAGAAAACTTGATACTGCTTATTACTCTTTAAAGAACGAGTTTAATTTAGATAACGAACAGGATTAGCAAATGTTTTTAACAAAAGAGCAATTAGAACTGCTGAAAAAAGAGGGTTGGCAACCTATGGAAACTAAAGATGGTACTGCATGGTTTGGTGGTAAATCTCACAAAGAGTTAGCCAAGTATGTACCAAATAAAGAAGCTGAGAACTTGCAAGATATGGATTTTCTTGTAATAGCTTACGCCAAACAATAAATAAAAGGCGTTGCATACATGACAGATGCAACGCCCTAACCTAGCAAAGGTAAGGAGAAATTACCATGCAAATGACGAAAGAGCAATTTAAAACTATTAGAACTCAATTACAGTATACGCAAAACGAGTTCGCAAATTTACTTGGAATAACAATAAGAATGATAAGTTATTACGAGTCAGGACAGAGACCAATAAGTAAAACAGTTTCTATTTTAACTAACAGAATATATCAAGACGAAAAATAAAAGAGAAATCTCTATATATGCACTGCTATAGCAGTGCATAGATATGTTAATAGTTATACTATATTACAAACTCTAATATTTTTTTTAATTTTTATAGTTTACATTCATCAAAGCTAAGATACATAAACTATGTTTTGATCGTTGCCATACGGCTTTGCTTAGTCAGCATAGCTGATTATACAAACGAGAAAAAACCTGTCAAGAAAATAATTTATCCTGAATATTCTTGCTTACATAACCATGCACAAAACGAGTTACATCTCTCATTCTTCTTTCACTATCTGATAGCTCTGTATAGTACACCCAATACGCTTCTAAAGTCATTCTTGCCATAGTTTCATTGCATTGAGGTAGTACATTCATAGCCAACAAAACATCTATATATTTTTCTTTTGTTTTGGACAGACGAGCTTGCTTTTTGAATATATGAAAATTATTCTTTGGCATTGGCACACTCATAACCTGTCATTACATAACCAATAATATCTTGCCAACTATCTGTATGGTCAGGTGTTTCCATAAGTCTAGCTTGTTTTACGGCTATCATACAAAGAGCTACTTGTTCAGGTGTAACGTCAGTATCTAACAACACAGACCATAGACGAGAAATACGAGTATGATTATCTAAAATAGAACCATAATCTTGTCCTCTGTCTTGTATAACGTCAGCAGTTTTTTGTAGTAATTCAAACTTATCCATCTCTTTTTCCATGAAAAACTAAAACAAATGCACCACAATCTTTGTTAGGACAGGATAGATTTGTTTCTATTAAATGTTCATCTTCTTCTTCTGTGTCGTGGTCTCCACCCCAAATTAATTCTGTGTTGCATGAATAACATTTCATTGTTCTCTCTCCCTCACTATGTAAAACCATGTATCTATATCAACCTCACAAACTAAGTCATGCCCAGCACTAAAGTTCCTAGATAAAACATCAATAGGAATAACACACTTTATTGGACAGTTGTTAAACTTGTAAATCAAAACAGGTGTAAGGCTAAGACGCTTTGCAGCTTCTCTTGTTTGCTCTAGCCAAGATTGTTTGTAAGTTGTGCCTTTTTGATAGGCTTTACATTCAATAGACCACCTGGGAATTATTATGTCAGCTTGTCCTTTAGCTTGGTATTGGTCTAGGTTTCTCTTGGCATCTATGTTTAGATTGTCTTTGATTAACTTGCATATCTTTCTTTCAAAAGATGCACCTTTGTTACGACTATCTGCCATTATACATTTTCTTCCATTCATTAGTGGTATACTGAGTCATCTTTTCTTGCATCTGTTTGAGAAAGTCATTCGCAGTTACTTGACCAAGCGTAGCCAACTCTATCTTGTTCATTGTGTCAGGTGTTGGAAATCTTTCACACTTTATGAGCCTACATATAGCTGATCGAGTCAACCCTGATTTGAGGGCAAACTTATTTTGTGTCAGTTTATTCTTCTTTATGTAGTCGATTAATTTCATACTGTTATAATATTTATATGTTGACAACCTGTCAATTATAATTAAATAATATGTTGACAGTAAAGATTATAAAGAATAACATAGTATTAAATAGCAAAGGAAGTGAGGATTATTATGAGCAAGTTAATATTCATGTGCAAAGAAAATATGGAATTACCATTAGATTACGAACCTTGCATGGATTATCAAGCTAAAGCAATGGCAGATGATATGGTTAGAACAGGAGAATGTTTAAATTGGGATCACGCTTATGAAAGTTCGTGGGATTGGTTAGAATATCAATTAGGCTGGGAGAGAAAAAATGGCAGAGATACCTGATTACAGAATAGACTTTGGTATGAAACACGAAAGTGCAAGTAACGGAACCATTACTAAAGATGAAATGGTGTTGAAACATTACCTAAGAAAAGAACACAACATGAGCTTTCCTATGGCATCACGACCAATATCAGGCATCAAAGTACAGACAGGTGTTGATTGTGCTATGGGATTACATAACTTTAGTCCAATCAGAGGACAACAAGACCCTATGGAAATCAATGAGTCTGTTAGATATGCACTCACAGA